AAAAACAAAAATGATTATCGTATCTACACCATACGGTATGAACCAGTTTTATAAGTTATGGAAAGACGCAGAAGAGGGTAGAAATGATTATGTACCTATTGAAGTGCATTGGTCAGAAGTACCTGGGAGAGATGAGGCCTGGAAAGAGGCAACAATAAGAAACACCTCTGCTGAACAATTCCAACAGGAGTTTGAATGTGAATTCTTAGGTTCTGTAAATACACTTATCAGTCCTGCTAAAATTAAAAACATGGCATTTACTACGCCTAAAACTTCAAGTGCTGGTTTAGATGTATATGAAGACCCTATAAAAGATAAAACATATGTTATCACAGTTGATGTTGCTCGTGGTGTTTTAAAAGATTACTCAGCATTTGTAGTATTAGATGTATCACAAATGCCTTATAGAGTGGTTGCAAAATATAAGAACAATGATATTAAACCTTTAGTGTTTCCTAGTATTATCGAAAGAGTTGGTAAAGCATATAACAAAGCTCATGTGTTGGTAGAAACAAATGACCTAGGTCAACAGATAGCAGAAGCATTAAACTTTGAATTAGAATATGACAACCTATTAATGACTACAAATAGAGGTCGTGCTGGTCAAATACTAGGCGCTATGTTTAGTGGTCGTGGTTCAGGATTTGGTGTTAAGATGACCAAACAAATTAAGAAGATTGGTTGTGCTAATATTAAAACACTTATTGAGAGTGATAAGGTACAAATAACAGATTTCAATATTATCGAAGAGATGTCAACCTTTGTAAGAAGAGGTCAATCATGGCAGGCTGACGAGGGTAACAATGATGATTTAATGATGTGTTTAGTTATTTTTGGTTGGTTATCTAATCAACCTTTTTTCAAAGAGATGACTGATACTAACGCAAGACAAATGTTATATGAAGAACAACAAAACTTAATTGAACAAGATATGGCACCATTTGGTTTTGTAGATGACGGCATACCAGACCATGAAAAATCGGAAGTCGATGAATACGGTACAGTTTGGCACCCCGTAGTCCGTAAGGGGCAATAGTCAAGGTGGTGGTTATTATAAATATCAATGAGTAAGAAATGAAATTTGACTATGGGCGTATGAATAATACGAGTTTTGCAGCTACATCAATATTCTACTTAACTATAAATTGTTTAATTAGCTAATTAAAGGAGAGACCTAATGGCATTTCAAGTATCACCAGGTGTTCTCGTACAGGAAAAAGACCTAACTAGAATAATTCCTGCCGTATCTACATCAATTGGCGCCTTTGCTGGAGAATTCAGAAAAGGACCTATTAATGAGATTACGACTATTTCTAGCGAGCAAGAATTAGTAAGTGTGTTTGGGAAACCAGACGCTAGCAACTACGAGGATTTTTTCTCAGCTGCTAACTTCTTACAGTATTCTAACGCTCTAAGGGTTGTTCGTACACAGAACTCTTCAGTATCAAATGCTACCGAAAGTGGTAGTACATTTGTTATCAAAAGCCTAAGTGATTATGTTGACAACTATGCAGATGGTTCCGGTTCAATTGGATTATGGGCAGCAAAGACAGCAGGTGCGTGGGGAAATAACTTAAAAATTTCTACATGTCCTTCTTCTACTGTTTATTCTTCAAGTGGTATTACAGTTAACGACAGCTCAACGGCTGCTGGTGACACTGTAGTAACAGTAAGCTCTGGTACATCTATCAATGTTGGCGATATCATCAACTTTGGAGATAACTATAACTATAAAGTATTATCGAAATCAACTAACGATATTACAATCAAAAGAAAAGACGAACCTGAGCATTTTACTGCATCGGATTCCTCTGGTTTATTTGCAGCCCTAACAGATGGCGCTACAGTAACTAGATATTGGGAATTCTATGACTTAGTATCAAAAGCACCAGGAACTTCACCATTTGTAACACAAGCGGGTGGTTCAAATGACGAACTACACATTGTTGTTGTTGACGAAGACGGTGGAATAACTGGAACAAAAGGCGAAGTCTTGGAAGTCTTTGCAGCTTTATCAAAAGCTTCAGACGCTAAAGGCGCTCAAGGCGATACAAACTATTACCCAACTGTAATTCAGAATAAATCTAATTACATTTACTGGATGGACCACAATTCATCTGGTACTAACTGGGGTAGTGCAGCCGCAAGTACAACTTACACAGATGTAACTGCTGTTTCAAATGTATCACTATCAAATGGCGCAAACGGTTCAACTAGAACTAACGCACAATTGTTAACTTCTTATGAACTGTTTAAAGACGCAGAAACAGTTGATGTTGGTCTTATCATTGCTGGTAAGGGTGACGCAACTCACATTGATAACTTAATTTCAATCGCAGAAGACAGAAAAGATGCAGTAGTTTTTGCATCTCCTGAAAGAAGTGATGTAGTTAATGTTTCAAGTGCAGCTGCACAAGCAACCAATGTTATTGCATTTTTCAATGGCATTCGTTCATCATCTTATGTGATGTTCGATAGTGGTTACAAATACATGTACGACAGATATTCTGATGTATATAGATATGTACCATTAAACGGTGACTTGGCTGGACTTTCTGCCAGAACTGATTTAATTGCAGACGCTTGGTATTCACCTGCTGGACTTAACAGAGGTATTATCAGAGGCGCAGTTAAACTAGCTTTCAATCCTAGTAAAACACAAAGAGATGACCTATACAGAGCAAGAGTTAATCCTGTTGCTACTTTCCCAGGTCAAGGAACTGTTTTATTCGGTGACAAAACTGGTCTTACAGCACCATCGGCGTTTGACAGAATTAATGTCAGAAGACTTTTCATTACATTAGAGAAGGCAGTAGCAACTGCTTCTAAATTCCAATTGTTTGAATTCAACGATGAATTTACAAGAGCGAACTTTAGAAACATTGTAGAGCCTTTCCTAAGAGAAGTACAAGGTCGAAGAGGTATCACAGACTTTTTAGTAGTGTGTGATGAAACTAACAACACAGGTGAAGTAATTGATAGAAACGAGTTTATTGCTGAGATTTTCATTAAACCAGCAAGAAGCATTAACTTTATTACATTACAATTCATCGCAACTAGAACCGGCGTTTCGTTTGACGAAGTGGCTGGCGGCTAAGTTTAGAAAAGGAGAAATCAGATGCCAAACATAAATGACTTCAAAGCTAAACTTGCTGGCGGTGGCGCAAGAGCCAATCAGTTTAAGGTTACAATGCCTTTCCCTGGTTACGCACAAGTTGGTGGAGAAATAGAAGACCTAGCATTCTTATGCAGAAGTACATCGTTACCAGGTATGACTGTACCTAGTTTCAATGTTCCTTTCAGAGGAAGAAGCATTAAGATTGCTGGAGATAGAACAATCGAAGATTGGTCTGTTACTGCTTATAACGACACAGACTTCAAACTAAGAAATGCGTTTGAAAGATGGTCTAACGGTATTAACAATATGACAGATAACGAAGGCTTGACAAATCCAGCGGATTATCAAGTTGACGCATTTGTTGACCAATTGGATAGAAACGGTGCAACAATTAAAAGTTATACACTTAGAGGTGTATTCCCTACTACCATTGCTCCGATTGAATTGACATACGATGAAGCGACAGCGATTGAAGAATTCGCCGTTACTTTTGCGTACCAATACTTTGAAACTAATACTACTACTTAAAAACTAGTATAAATAGTTGTGAAGTAAACACAAAGGAACTAAATTATGGCTGAATTATTTGGATTTTCTATCAAGAGGGTAACACCCTCTACGGATCCAAAACAAAGCTTTACAGCACCACAGGCGGCCGATGGTACACAAACCATCGCTGCCGGTGGTTATTTTGGTCAGTACCTCGACATGGAGGGAACTGCCAAAACTGAAGCAGACTTAATCCGTAGATATAGAGAAATCGCATTACATCCGGAATGTGACATGGCAATTGAGGACATTATCAACGAGGCAATCGTGGCTAATGAAATCAAAGATGCTGTGAAACTAAATCTGGAGAATTTACCTTATGGTAAAGATGTAAGAAGAAAAATTGAAAACGAGTTTATGGAAGTCCTGAGGATGTTAGATTTTAACACCAAAGGCCACGACATATTCAGAAGATGGTATGTTGATGGAAGAATTTACTACCATAAAATTATTGATAGAAACTCTCCTGTAAAAGGTATAACAGAGTTAAGATATATTGACCCTCGTAAAATCAAAAAGATTAGAGAGTTAAGAAAGAGAAGACCAGACGGTGTTGCTATTCCAGTTGGCACAAGTATGGCCGATGAATTTGAAGAATACTTCATGTTCAACGAAAAAGGTGTTACAAACTCAACCACATCAGGTATTAAGATTGCTGTAGATGCAATCGCATTTTGTCCGTCAGGAATGATTGACCAAAATAAAAATATGATTTTGTCTTACTTACACAAGGCAATCAAACCTGTTAATCAGTTGAGAATGATTGAAGATGCAGCTGTTATTTACAGAATTGCTCGAGCACCTGAAAGAAGAATATTTAAGATTGATGTAGGTAATTTACCTAAAGTTAAAGCAGAACAATATCTAAGAGATGTTATGGCCAAGTATAGAAATAAACTTGTCTATGATGCACAGACTGGTGAAATCAGAGATGATAGAAACTATATGTCAATGCTCGAAGATTTCTGGTTACCAAGTAGAGAGGGTGGTAGAGGTACAGATATTACTACACTTCCTGGTGGTCAAAACTTAGGTGAGATTACAGACATAGAATACTTTAGAAGTAAACTATATCGTTCATTGAATGTACCTGCTAGTAGATTAGAAGCAAGTCAAGGATTTAATCTTGGTCGTTCTACTGAAATTACAAGAGATGAATTAAAGTTTACTAAATTCGTACAAAGATTAAGAAAGAAGTTTACTGAATTATTTAACGATATTCTAAGAACTCAATTAGTCTTAAAGAAAGTTATTGCTGATGAAGATTGGCATACTGTAAGGGATACTTTACAATATAGTTTCTTACAAGACGGTCATTTTGCTGAACTAAAAGAAAGTGAAATGTTGCAAGAGAGATTAAGACTTGCTGACCAGATGAGAGATTATGTTGGTAAATATTATTCAGTAGAATACATTAGAAAAAATGTTCTTAGACAATCTCAAAGAGATATTGAAGACATTGATAAACAAATAAGAAAAGAAGTTGATGATGGTATCATTTCGGCACCAACCGATGATGTTACTGACATGACATAGGAGTGAAAAATGAGTGAACACACAAAAGCATTTATAGATAATTTAGCAAGTGGCCAGAACGCAGACGCTGGAGAAGCATTTAAAGATGCTCTAAGGGACAAAGTTGCGTCTTCATTAGACCAAGCAAGACAAGATGTTGCAAGTAAAATTTTTAGTGCAGCTACACCAGGTCAAGATGAAGCACAAACTTTTAGTGACCCTAAACCAGAGTATGCAGGTACTAACGATAGAACAGACGCTATCTATGATACACAAGGTCAGCAAATTACTTTTGAGCCTAACGATGCACCTCAGCCAGAAGCTGAAGCGCCTCAGGCACCAGTAGAGGTTACTGCTGATGAAACTCAGTGATTTAAAATCTCAAAACGAGATTAACACTGATACATTTAATAGTTTACCACCTTTACATAAAGATGTGGTAACCGACTTCTTTAGAAATTTAGATAAAGAAGAAGGAACAATATTAACAAACTTTGAAACGGCAGTAGATAAGACTGCTGTACAATATAATGTTAACACAGATGTGCTATACAACTATTTTGATAACGAAGTTGAAGCACAACTAGGAGTATAAACATATGGCATGGGTAGATGTACCAGGTTCAAGTGCAGTTTGGCAGTATGAAAATACAGCTACTGTATCTAACACATATCCGGATTCAGCTGACGGGGCAAACTCGGTAGTATCTGGTGGTATTAGAACATATACAAAACCAGGAACTAGTGATACTGTACAGGTTTATATGAGAACTAGAAAGAAAGGCGAAACCACAGAGCGTGGCGAACTTTCTAAAACTTATTACGATAATCAGTAAAGGTAAAATTTATGGCAGACACAGTATCAGTACAAACTATTGCAGACACTACAGGCGTAAAGTATGTTTGCAAACTAACTAATATTTCAGACGGCACAGGCGAGTCCTTGGTCACAAAGGTTGATGCATCAGCGCTAACTTTTATGTCAGAGGACGGAAATAGAAAGATTAGTAAAGTCTGGTACTCTGTCAATACTACAAATAATAAATCGGCGGTTGAGTTGTTGTGGGCAGGTACCACTAACGCAACTGCTCTTTTGTTATCTGGAAACGGTTATTGGGACTTTAGAGATGCCGGCGATGAGATATTAAATAACGCTACAGCACCAACTGGAGATGTGATATTATCTACTAGAAATTTTGCAAACGGCGATAATTACACAATAATTGTAGAGTTTAGGTAAAAGGTTGTATAAATATATACAGAGAGTATCAATAGAGAGAGAATAATGAAGTTAATTTCAGAAGAAGTTGTAAATGCAGAATACATTGTTGAAGAAAACAATGGTAAAAAAGAATACAAAATTCGTGGTATCTTCCTACAATCTGATATCAAGAACAGAAATGGCCGTATCTATGAGAATGATATTCTAGCAAAAGAAGTTAACAGATACGACAAAGAATTTATCCAAAAAGGCAGAGC